TGAAGCCAGAATCACTGATGCTGGCATCGAAATCACCGCCAAAATCGCCAAAATCGATGAAGACGGCACGCTCAAAGACCGTATTGATGAAGCCTGGCAATCTATCAAATCAGGCTTGGTGAAGTGCTTATCCGTCGGTTTTCGCACGCTTGAATACAACTATATCGACTCAACTTGGGGACTGCATATCAAAGAATGGGAGTGGTACGAGCTATCCGCCGTCACCATCCCGGCAAACTCAGACGCAGTCATCACATCCGTGAAAGATTTTAAAAAGGCATTCGCCGATGGTGCAAGCAAAGCTCCCGCGCTTGGGAGTGATGCAAATAAAACACCGTCACAAACCGATGCCACAAAAACCGCTCCTGTCGGCGTTACGACTGAGCCAAAAAACGCTGTCGCACTAACTGCAAATGACAGCTATGTCAAATTAACCGACCCCAACCAAGGGGCTGTGGAGCTATTATGTTAAAACATTTAAAAGCACAGCTAGCTGCAGTCATGGCGACATTAGCAGCTAAACAAAAAAATATGGCTACCATCATGACCAAAGCGCATGATGAAAAACGCACTCCCAATGATACCGAAGAAGCCGAAATCCAAGTGATTGAGGGTGAAATGGCTAAGCTGGAAAAAAACGCTGAGCGTTTACGCGGTCTTATCAAAGCAACTGAAAATGCCGAAAACACTTTAACGCCTGTCGCAGGTGAGAATCCAGAGCAGGCAGGTGCCAGCGCCGATGGCGAAAAACAACCTCAAAATGCAGGTAAAAATGTGACCGTAACTGAACCCAAGCTTAAAAAAGGTATCGGCTTTGTGCAAATGGCAAAGGCGAAAGCCCTGTCAGCTAAATTGGCGACACAGGGTAGTTATGTGTCCGCTGTTGAAATTGCCAAATCAGCGGGTATGCACCCAAAAGTCGTTGAAGAGCTACAAAAAGCCGTTGAAGTTATGTCAACAACCAACGCGGGTGTGTTAGTGCCAACTACACCGCTGACTGATGAGTTTGTCGAGTTGTTGCGCGCCGATAGTATCGTTGACCAGTTGGCCAGCAAAATGCGCAAAGGTAAATTTAATAGTACCATCGCAGGTATGGCAACCGGTGCGACATCTCAATGGGTGGGTGAAGGTGAAGCCAAACCTGTGACCAATGCGACTTACAACAGCGTGACGATAAAACGCCACAAAGTTGCAGGTATCTCAGTGCTCACCGATGAGCTAAGCCGTTTTAACCTGTATGGCAATGATCAAATTGTTTTAAATGATTTGATTGAGTCAAATCGTATGCTGCTTGATTTGACCTTTATCGATGATCAGCCAGAAAATGACCGCCGCCCAGCAGGCTCACTAAATGGCGCAACCATCACCGATGTAACTGCATCAGATGCAACGACCATCAAAGCCGCATTGGCAGGACTACGCAAGCAGTTTATTTCTGATAATTTATCATTATCTGATGCGGCTTATATCATGTCTGAAACACGGGCCAATGAATGGGCAGAACTTGAAACGCCACTCGGTGCGCCAGTATTCCCAGGCTTACAAGCGCCAAAAGGTGAAAAAACCATTAACGGCATCCCTGTTATTGAATCTGAAAGTGCAGGTACCATCGTTGAACTGGTCAAAGCTAGCGAATTTTACTTGGCAGATGAAGGTCAAGTCGAAGTCGCCTACAGTAAAGATGCAACTATCACGATGCCAAACGGTACGTTGGTGCATCTATTCCAAGAAAATAAAGAAGCCATCCGTGCGGAGCGCTTTATCACTTGGGCGAAACGTCGTCAAAAAGTGGCAGCCGCGTTACGCTTCCCCGCTTAAATTTTGGCGACTTATCCAAAAACAGTCCTACTTATCAAAGCAGGGCTGTTTTTTTATGCGTTGGCGTTGGTAAGGTCCCTCCTATCTCCTGCTTATCAGCGTTAACGCATAAACAAATAGCCGATTTTTGGATAACACTATGCTAATTAAATACCTTAAAAACGCCCCAAATGCCTATGTAGGCGATGTTAAAGACATCCCAGACGAGCAGGCAAAAGTGCTGATTTTGACCGGCTATGCCAAAGAGCACCCCTCAAAAGAAGCAAAGGCACGTACCAAATCGAATAAAGCCGATGACCAAAACGACCTTTTAACCCCAACCGATACTGACAGCGAGTAAAAAAATGGGCTTTTTTGACACCGCTAAACATTGGCTAGGCATAAAATCGACAACGCCCGTCAATAATGGCGGTGGCTGGACAAACATCGGTACAACGACAGTCAACGAGCCGTTTACTGGGGCTTGGCAGCGTAACCAAGAGCTTAAAACCACGGATTTATTCTCATATCACGCGGTTTTTGCCTGTGTCACGCTGATTAGTGGCGATGTGGGTAAGTTACGGTTTTATCCCAAGCGTCTTAAAGATGGTGTGCTAACCATCACCAAATCCAAGGCAACACGGATTTTTAAAAAGCCAAACAATCTACAAACTTGGCAGCAGTTTGCTGAGCAATGGATTAACTCAAAAACCAAACGCGGCAACACTTACGTTTGGAAACAACGCGATATTTTTGGCGACGTGTATCAATTGCATGTACTCAATCCAGACCGCGTACAAACACTTGTCGCTGACAATGGTGACGTGTTTTATCAAATCGCCCGTGACAAGTTATTTAACATTGATACTGACACAGTAATGCCAGCAAGCGAGATTATTCATGACCGTTTTAATTGTTTGTATCATCCTCTGGTTGGCCTTTCGCCCATCACTGCGTGTGCGATATCGGCATCACAAGGAATAGCCATCCAAAACAATCAAACCGTTTTATTTAAAAATGGTAGTCGCCCTGACGGGGTGTTGTCAGTACCAGCGGCGATATCGGAAGAGAAGGCACGCGAAATTAAAGCGCAATGGCAAGCAACGCATAGCGGTGTCAATCAAGGCGGCGTTGCAGTGCTGGGCGATGGCGCGAAATATGAAATTATTAGTATCTCAGCTGATGATGCCCAGCTGATTGACCAATTAAAACTCACGGGCGAAATCGTTTGTAGCGTATTTCACGTTCCACCCTTCAAAGTGGGCATTGGCTCAATCCCAACCGGTACCAAGATTGAGGATTTGAACGAAATCTACTATAGCGACTGCCTGCAGCATTACATTGAGTCCATCGAAAATCTACTTGATGCCCATCTTGAGCTTGAAGACGGGGTCGAGATTGAAGCGGATTTAAAATCACTTATCCGCATGGACAGCACCAGTAAGATTGATTATCTGGCAAAAGGCACCGGCTCAGGCATCATTATGCCAAACGAAGCGCGCGCAGAAATTGGATTGCAGCCAGTCGCCGGCGGTGATACCCCGTATCTACAACAACAAAACTACTCATTGGCAGCATTGGCAAAAAGGGATGCAAAAGATGACCCATTTAGCAAGGATTTATCCGCACCAGCGCAAACGGCTGAAGATACCGCAAAAACGGTTATCCATAACCACTATCAACCGCCAAATACACCAGAAACGCCACACGATACAGCAAAATCAGCGACAAAGCCTGAATTTGATGACCTGTACAAAGGTAAATTTGACGCCGATATCGCCTATGCAAAAGGCGATTTTGTCAGTAAAAAAGGCGGTCTTTGGGTGGCTACAGCGGCTAGCAAAGGCGATTTTAGCCATGAAAACTGGAAATTGGTCTCTAAAAATGGGGGTGAACAGTGAGTTACGCCACCCTTGATGACGTCAAACAGCATTTGCGCTATGACGACAATAGCAATGATACGGTTTTGCAAGCCTATCTAGATGCCAGTGAGCAAGTGATTAATCGCTTTATCACCGACGCGGTCACTGATGATATGCAGCCCGCGCTAAGAGCAGCCACCTTATTACTTTGCGGTTATCTTGATGATGACCGCAATAGTGAGACGGTGCAAAATTTTAGCCCCACATTTAGCGGATTGCCGCATAGTGTGCAAATGCTATTGCAGCCGTATCGCGCGCCAACGGTGGTGTGACATGCAAGCCATTTACTATTTTATCCAAGTTTGTTTGGCTTGCGGCATTGCGGGGCTAATTGGCATTTTGCCATTTTATTTACTATTGGCACTGGTGAGGACTAAAAACAATGAAAGCGAGTAAATTGCGGCATCGGATTACCATCCGCAAGATGGACAATGCCAACAATGACTACGGCGAAACAACCAACGCTTGGCAAGACCATCTTACGCTTTGGGCGGATTTTAAGCCATTATCAGTTAATGCAATCGTTTCATCAAAAGCCGAAGGCAGTAAAGTTGTGGCTCGATGCGTCATCCGGTACCGTCGTGATATCGACGAAACCATGCAGGTAATACACGAAGGCACGCTTTATAACATTGATGGCATGCCATTACCTGACGATAAAACTGGCAAAGAATATTTAACCCTAATGTTGACCAAGTCATGATTGACACTACTTTTGAAATCCAAGGTCTTGACGAGCTGGACGACAAGCTTGCTGAACTCACAGACGTCATGAAGCGCAAAGTCATTGAGCAGTCATTGATGGCAGCATCTTTACCCATGATGAAAAAAGCCAAAGACAATGCGGCGGTATCAGAAGCCGCGCACAATCTACGCAATAGCAAAACCGGTGAATACACGCTTATTCAGCCAGGTACAATGAAAAACAGCATCAAGCGCCAACGTCTTAAAGACCGTCTTGACCCTACTGTCACCATCCGAGTAGGTAAAAAAAACCGTAGTGCGCCTTATCCTTACTATTGGCATTTTGTTGAGCATGGCAACTCCCACATGGCAGCTATACCGTTTTTACGACCCGCCTTTGAGCAGACTTGGCAGCAAGTGGTTGAGCGCTTTAAAGATGAGATGCACAAGCGCATTGATAAATTGACGGGTGGTGCATGAACGCAAGTAAACTGATTTATCAGACGTTAAGCCCGCTTGTCGCTGGTCGCGTCTATCCTGTCATTGTCCCTGAAAGCCAAGCCAAAACCATTGCAGACAGAAGCTATATTGTCTATACGTTGGTATCAAGCAACCCTGAAAACAGTAACGATGGCTTTGAAGGGCATGAATACGCCTTGATGCAAATTGATGTGTATAGCCCATCGTATAGCGATACTGACGTGTTGATGCTACAAGTCATCAATGCGCTCAACAACATTAAAGCCGAGATTGGCAGCCGTCAATCTCTGCC